TACTCATGTACTGTTCGTAACCAGTTAATATCAAAATCATTATCCCACTTACGATCCCAAGAATCATAGTTCCATATCTTCTTGATATCAGTTAGATGACTGTGTGATATCTTATGATAATATTCTTCGTCTACAAGTCCATATGCAGCAAGACCCATGATCTTACCTGCTAAATCTAATCCGTGTGGGTCTGCTTCGATTCCGAGTGTTCTTCCGACCTTCGCCATTTCGACTCCGATAGACCCAGTAGTAAGTACACTGTGGCTATGGCCAATCTTATTCCCAATAATAAGGGAATAACTACGATCATTATTTCCAAAACCGTCATAGATGTAATTTGTGTAAGGGACTTCTCCTAGTGGCCAAAGACTCAGAGCATGACAATAGTGATGGTCTACTGCGAACGTCCTACATGGGAACCCCATGTCCAATTCACGATAGGTTTCACCTTCCTCAAAGGTTATCTGATCTGAAACGATTGCAAGAGCATCTAACTCATCTGCATTGACACCCCAAGAGTCTAGCACATCCTGCCATTGCCAAGTGTTATCGTATCCATGATGTTTAATGCCGAAGAGTCTTTCGGTTGCACAATATCGTACCTTAGTACCATCAGTATAGGTGATATTGGAATCGTGATCTTCGATCCTCAATCCCAAAAATTTCATTATGTTTCAGTGATAACTTTCTTCTTTCCTATGTTGTACTTTGATTCTAATATCCACTCGCTCTTATCCTTATAGGATAGTACCTTTATCTGATTGAGTGGTGCACACCCATCATTAGATAGAAGGTCTTCTTGTATCTCTACAAGACCCCAATCGAATAGTAGCTTAGCGATTCTGTTGCGTCTCTCTATGTCATTCTTAGTTATGTTAGCAGGTTTCCCGTCCAGTGCAAACAGTTCCTTAAAATGAACTATGTAATACTTACCCTTCTTGTGGAGTATATGACACGACTGATATAGTTTTCTCTCTTTTCGAGAGGCCACACCAATCCGTGTAAGGGTTTCTCTAATCTTCAGAAAATCGTCTGGTTCTTTTAGTGTAACCTCCAGCATCATATCCTGAGACCAACTGATCTCGTCACTCATCTCCTTCCTCCAGTATCAAGTTTCGCTTTTATTACTTCTAGCTTTTCTTTTGATAGTAGAGAGAGTGCTACCTTTGCTTTCTCATTACTATAACCATAAAATTGTTTTACCAATTCCAAATCGCTGTAGGTAGATTTCTTATTCCAAGGAGAAAATCTCTTTGATTTCCTAATACTATATAGAAAATACTGATATTGCAGGAGGTTATCTAGGTTATAGAAACGATTCATCTCATTAACATGCATTATACAGTCAATGTGTTCGGCCAATAACTTATTGACCACGAATTTTGGATACTTCTTCATGGCACGTTCATCCGATTCCAAGTCTCCTTGCTTCAGATTAATACCATTCAGATAATCCTTGAGAGGGTACTCATAATCAGGCATATAACACCTTCTCAAGGGGGTTTACAGGGTTAATTTCGTAGTTAGAGATGAGTAATTCATCCTTCACGTTAGTAGCACGGTGTTGCATACCATAGGTAAGTCTAAAGTACCTCTGATTATACAACGAAAATGCCTCTTCGATGTCAGGATCAACATTATATGTTAGCAACCACTTATGTGGGCATACAGAACAGATATCTTTAAAGGTTGGGTGATCAAAGTTCTTATGCAGATCTGCTTTAGTACCATAGAGGAATGACTTGATCTTATATGGTGGATCTAAGAAACAAAAAACATTATCACCACCAGTATCACTCATCACTACCTCATAATCTTCATTAGTGATACGCCAGTTCTTAATTATGTCAGGATAGTTCTTTAACTTAGCAGCACCACGCAATGTAAAGTTCTGACGTGATGCAGCAGGTGAAAACGATGAGTTCTCAGTCAACCCGCTATAGCTACACTTGTTAAGAACCCAAAAAAGAACAGCTTGATCAAAAGGTTCTGCGTGTTCGATATCTTTCTTAGTCTTATCAAAGAGTTCCCTAGCAGTGTCATCATCTGGGTGGTCTGTCTTGACCTTATAACATGCATCAGATAATTCATTACCTCTCTCCTGTAACTGAACCCAAAAATTGTACAGATATGTGTACTTATCATTAACCCACACAGGTACATCAGGATGGTGTTGTGCAAAGTATAGTGCCATAGAAGCACCACCTATAAATGGTTCCCTATACTCCTTCACATCAGGTGGGAACCAATTATATAATTGCTTTACTGCTCTGGATTTGCCTCCAGGATAACGCAGTGGAGTCTTCACTAGTTTCATAATTAATTAACCGTTAAGTTCGCCATTGGTATACCCTGTGGACCTGCATTGACAGGACCATTAGGTAAAGAATTAAAGGCCACAGACCAACGATCCCCACTACCATTATGAGGACCACTCTGGTGCTTTAACCAACCTGGAAATACCAATAGTTTACCAGGTTCTGCCTCAAAAATTTCACGAGTAGGATCAATATGATCCCTAATGATCTCTAGAGTATCCTGATTACGAATGTCTAATGGATCCCAGAAGGTAGTAGGTGCACCATCTGTAAAATAGTATACACCACTAAGGTATGAGTAGTTGTGGCGATGTATAGGATGTCCTGTGTTACTACCCTTAGTTGCAAGGTTTGCCCATGACAATGATATCTTTAACTCATGGCACTGTAGTGCTTGAGCACATCTAATCTCATCCAGAACATCAATAATAAATCCCATAAGGGGTTCCATCTCTGGTTCCTTATGGATGTCACCTCTACTGGTACGTACACCAGCAGGGAAGTTATACATCTGCATCTCTAATGTCTTACAGAACTCCAATGCCTGCTCAGACATCCACATATCTCTCTCATCTAACCTATACTCCCAGACTTGTACTGGAAATAATTGGTGAATCTTTTTATGTGGTTCGCTCATTTAAACTCACACCTCATCATTAATTCTGTCAAGAACGCAACCAAATTGATCTCTTGATCCATCACAAAGGAAGACTTATATTGATACTCCCCTATGACTAAGACTGCTTCTGGTATACTCTTGGGTACAAGATAGTTATACAAGTTATCATAGACCTTTCTCATGATAACATGAGGTTCTGTATCCATGTTACTCGTCACCCACTTCTTCATGTTAGTGAACTCTCTGTTCTTCAGATAACCAACAAGAGATGTGATGTTAACATCTGTAACCTGTGCCAGTATACCTACATCAATCTGTCCACCTGAAGCATACCTCTGCAACTCATTAAGAGTACGTCTGAAGTCAGGGAAATGTCTCTGTACAACCTCTGCAACTACCTTCATCTCAAACTTAACGTTCTCTTCTGCAAGGATAGTATGTACTCTCTTAAAGAATAGAGTCGCTAGTTGTGCTTTCTCTTTACCTTTAACATGAAAATCAACTACTGAACATCTTGAGTGGAGTGGTTCGATGATTTTGTTCTTGTAATTGCAGGTAAAAATGAATCTGCAGTTTCTGGAGAACTCCTCAATACTCGCTCTAAGAAGGAGTTGTACGTCGGGAGTGGTATTGTCTGCTTCATCGATGATGAGGACTTTATGTTTCGACTTGCTTGTGAGAGATACTGTAGACGCAAAACTCTTGGCACGATTCCGAACTGTATCAAGAAACCTTCCCTCATCTGATCCATTAACCACATAATAGTCTGCTCCTAATTCATAACATAATGATTTAGCAATGGTTGTCTTTCCAATACCTGCAGGACCAGTCAGAAGAAGGTTTGGTATCTCACCTTGAGCAAGAAACCCCTTAAACATCTTCTTGGTTTCTTCAGGTAGGATACAATCATCTACCTTCTCAGGTCTATACTTTTCCACCCATAAGAAGTCATCCATTTACATACCCCTCATGTAGTTCACACCCAATATAATGCCTATTGAGTGAATTTGCATACCTGTTACTAATAGTATAACAAATAGAAATGGAAACAGTGTTACTAGTATAGTCATTGCCAGTTATAATGATAGAAATTTCCTTCGGGATGAAACATAGGATCCTCATCTACGATACGATTATGTAACATAGACTGTCCTTTAAAGTCTGTCCTGCCATCTAATACTTTAAGTGCATCAACTATCTTCATCTGACCTTCAGGAGATTTAAGTTTCTCAACTAGATCAGGATCTGCCCTGAGTGTATAATTCTGTGATACTCCTTCGTATTGTCCTTTACTATACACTACTGAACAAACAGTATTAGGAAAATCTGGAGAAGCAACTCTGTTTAAAACAGAAGCAGCAACACCATACTCATCATCAGTAAATCTTCTTGCTTCTACTTGTACTACCTCAGCAAGGCAGGTATAGGAGTGGGGTGGTAGGTCTGCTAGTAATGGAATCATTCTCTATCCTCTATAAAGTCAGGGCATAATAGGGTGGTGAGGTGACGCACATACGTGGTCTCTCAGTTATAGTTTTAAGCGTCTCTCGACAGTCACCTACTAAAACTGAATCAATACTCACTATCAGGCTCCAGTGCAATGAGATACTCTAAAGAACTAACGTAATCTTCTGCACCCTTTGTTATAACACCTGTGAACCTAGCAACCTTTGCAGCATAGATATCCAAATCATATGCAGAACATGGTGTATATTGTCCACCCCTAAGGTTAATGACAGATAGATTCTCTATCTTCATACAAAAGCAGAAGTCATTTTCGGCCTTACCTAACTCAATCTCAAGTGAATTGGAAGATGAGTTACGCTTGTCAGTTACAACAGCAGTGAGTACACCATCCTCACCAGTAAAACATATATCTGGGAGTTGATAGGTACTAGCAGCACGTTCTATCTGCAACAGTTGTGAGTGTTGTAGTACTGTAGAGACTACAGGAGCACCCAAATCCTGAATAGTTTCAGGTGGTGTTGTTACCATGCGTGGTTCAGCATAGTAATACTTAATCTTACTACGTTTCTGTTCCAATGTAACAAGATTATCACCAAAATTAATGTCTGGTTTGTCATCTGTAGCAAGTATATTAATACTGCTGATCAGATTAGATAGATCATAGATAGGTGCTTGCTTAGGAAACGATACCTGCTTAAAATTAGCACTGGCAAGAATGTTCTTGTTGTTACTAATCGTCGCTACCTTATGCCCTGGATTAAAAATGATAGAAGGGTTGATCTGGTTAAAAGATCTCAACACTTCCATCTCATACTCAGTAAATTTCATAATCATTCGTAATCAATTAGGGATGGTGGTGTTCCAATTTGTTCTTCTTTATCATCAGGGTACGACGTGCCTGAGAAGTAGTATAATAGTATAGCATAGTGAATGATTTTTAGCACGTCACTCTTATGCTGACTCTTCTTTTTGTAACGAGATGCGTACTTAATAATATTAGATTGGCAGAAGTGCTCTGCTGATCCTATCGCCTCAAGGAGGTCTAGAGTCTGAACCCCCTTCTCTTCGTTAGAGTAATGTGATCGGTAGGTGGATTGGATATAATCCTTCACCACCTTGATCGTATCGTCTTCTCTATACTTCATTTAGATAATCCCTTTCGGTTTTGTACAATGTGTCTGGATTTTTTAGAATCTCAATACCATGTACTATTTCTGGGTAGAGCCATTCATCTAATGGTTGTGAACAGTTCTTCCAGTTGTCTGGATGAGCACAGTTCACAACTACCACAGAAAAGAACGCAGATATGTAACTAAGAATCTGAT